CCTGAGTAATGACATATTTTAAATACATCCTCTCAACACCATCAAAATGGCGTTCTTGGAAATATTGTAGTGCATCATCAACTAAATCATCAACTTGATCATCGTCAACGTTAATTTCTAAAACAGGAGCACCTAACCGCCTCAGGCAGTAACTAACTAATTCTTGTCTTGATGCAGGTTTTGCCATTTGTTTCTTTCAACCTATTCTCTAAAAATAGAGATTCTCAAAGTATTTATCCCTTGAGAAATTCTTTCAATAGAGATTTAATCTCATCAATATCACTTCTCAATTGTTTAAGTTCAGACTCTTGATTTATCTTTCTGTTTTTATCGGCAAGATAATTTGAATAGTCTCTATCACTTAAATTAACAATTGCCCCAGTCTCATCATCACGGTACAGATGACTATGACCTTCGACTGGGATATATTTTCTCTTCATATTATGACAATGCCAATGCTCTGTAGTTCTTCAGTTTAACAACATTACCCTCATTAGGTGAGGAGAATACAATTTTGATTGAGAATCCATTAAATTGTGGGAGATTATCAACGCTGAATTGATATTCATGATATGTTAACGAATCACCAGTTTCAACATAAGCATCTGGAAGTCCAGAATTATTTACGGGATTGATAACTGAATCTCCATATCCATCACCGTCAGTATCTACAAGATTTTTATATCCTGGGAACAATTCATAATATTGTGTTATCTCTGTAGAATCAGCATTATAGAGTTTATATAAAACTCTGAAGTCTGCAGAATCTGTCTTATTAGCATCAACAAGAACTTTCAAACTAGTTGCTGGTTTCTCTAAGAAAATTGGTTTGGTGACCATTGCCGAAGCATGTGGATCATCAGTACCATTTTTAAATGAGGTTCCTTTTGTATAGTCTGATACTGGTTTATTAATTCTATTTCTACCTATGATAAAGGTTGCATTTTTAACATCAAGCGCTGGAGAAACATTTTCATTCTCAGTTGACATATCAACTCTGAGAGTCAGTGATTTATTTGAAGGTAAATCAGTTAAATATTGATTTTCATTAACTTGAGATGCGACCATTCTTGGAGTTTCAAGAAATACTGTATCGTTTAATGTTGTTGGCGTGTATCCAGAATCTAGGAATGATTCTTCGGAACCACCAGCGCTTGTTCCTGTAATAGTTCTAATATTACATTCAATAGCACTATCACCTGGAGCAATTACATTAAATAGTGGTTGAATAGAATTGAATTGTCTATTTTGAGAAACTTTAACATCATTTCCACCAACTGGAGACTCTTCACCAAAATTCAATCCAGGTCTTGATCCTCTATCAAATTCAATATTATAAGAATCCATCGAATTTTGATTGGAAAGATTAGAAATTGTATGTTCGGTGTTAATCCTCATTAAGGATACTCCGTTTATCTCATATGGGGTAATCTTCGCACCAGAGTCATGTGTATATGCCGAAGTTCCATTCAATCCTCTTCCAGAAATCGTAATTGTTCCACTACCAATACTGTTATACGATACAACTTCAGATTCAATTAAAGCATAACCAGCACTAGTGGTGATACCTTCAAATCTTGCAAAAGGTGTTGTATTTGCAATTGAAATTACAGTATCGTTTAATCCAACATCTTGAGATAGAGTGGATGATTCTCTAGAAGGTGCTACGTCAACGATTTTAATCTTATTGTTTTGTGAATGATGTGCATGATTATACTGAGTCAGTTTAAATACGTTTCCTTCATAGAGAGGAGATAATGTTGTAGAATCTGCTGATACAGTCGCTGTTGTTGTTTCTCTTGTGACACCATTATAATATACTAATGTTTCACCAGAATTAAATTTCGTATCAGAAACGGAAGTTAAGTATAAAGTATCAATATCAACAGAACCGAGGTTTGTTATACCAATAATAGCTCCAGTTCCCTTTTGACTTCCTGCTATGCTACTAGTAACAATTCCAAGTCTTTCGCCAGAGATATATCCTTTACCAAATGAGGTTGCAGTTATTGAAACAATTTTATTTGATACTACTGAGATTGTAGCAGATCCTCCTGAACCATTTCCATCCAAAGATATCAAATTCACACCAGTATGTGTTCCGTCCGAATAACCTATACCTGGAGAAGTTATTGATAGACCAGCACCAGATAAAGATCTACCCGCTGCTTCAATGATTCCTGTAATTGATGTTGGATTTGCAGGTGTTTGTCCAATTTTAATTCCAGGTATAAAAGTATTAATTCCTGTTGTATTTGAAACTTCAAGAGATACTTTTCTAGGATAAGTTGAAATTGGATTATTAATTAAATTATCAGCATTATTTCCACCAGGTAAGATTGGTGTGTTATAGAAGGATACTGTACCACTACTGACAAACTTTGCCTTATATAACTTAAATGTCATGTCCTGATACTGACTTGGTGTCCAAATAGTACCATTTTGGGACTTGAACAAACTACCACCAATATATTGCTTAGCAACAATGATGTTTTCAACATCTGGTAATGATGAAGTATCTAATGTTTTTTCACCCATTGTGGCGACATACATTTCATATAAATCTGATGCAGGTGCCAGATAAACCAAAGCATACTCAGTATTTGGTTCCAAGTATATTGGGGATGGGAATTTGATATTTGTTGCTACTGGCTTGTTAGCATCTTCTGGAATATTAATATTAGATGGGTTTAATTCGACGGTGGCATAATCTTGTACAAGAAGATTTGTTGGAGTTCCAAGTTCTACAGTTCTAAGTTCTACAAATACTTTAGCATTATCATCTTTGGATGCAAAGAATGCGTCAACTGAAGTCAAGTATGCCCCATCAGAATCTGTGGTAAAAGTCTGAGCTAAAGGATCTCTGTGTATCGCTTTAGTTTGTACTTTTACGCTAGTAGGTTTATCTGCTGGTTTTGGTGGATTTCTAAGTTGTACAATAGTTGTTTCTTGGAGTGTAACAACTCCAGAACCACTAAATGTTCCTTCAGAACTACTTGTAAATTCTGAAGCATCTGGAAGAACTACAGTTCCTGGTGGAACGGCAGTAATTTTGAATGTTTTAGTTCCAGTCTTTACAAGTTTTGTTGGTTTTGGATCTGCTAATGGGTCTCTAAAATACCATGCACCAAGTATATCTCCAAAATTGTCAGATATCAACTCAGATTTTGTTATTTGAGCAACCGCACTGCTAGTTTTTCCGACTACTTTACATCCATCAGTAATATATCCAAACTGCTCATTGTCAGTCAAAGCAATTTTCTTCACATCAAAGTTGATCAATGTAGATGTTGAAGAATAGTTCTCTCCAGGAGGAGTTGCACCTTTATCGTAAATATTTACCGAATACGTTTCATATGCTACTTCTGAAGTATCATTATTCGAACCAAACTTATGATTTGGTGCTTTCAAACTACAAAGTGCAACTTTATCTCCAGCAGCATCAAAAATTTCAACCTCTTCGCCAACACTGAAAGTGCCACTTATCATTTCAATTTGATTTACTTTTGGAATAATATCAACTTTAACCTTATCCAAAACATGATAATGCTTCGTAAATGGCTTTAGTCCATTTGCCGCAAAGTATATGTTTCTTTCCCTCATGTGGGGGTCAACAGATGTAGTTATCTTGACACTTTCAACAAAATCAATTTCTGGAGACTTAGTTACAAGTTGACTACCATAAGTTGTTGTACTTGTTGTTTCAATGTACAACTTTTTACCTGATGTCCACTGCTTGCTCTTTTTCGTAGTATTTGAAGTCTCTTTCCAATATGCTCCTGTACTTTCCTTTTTAATATTTTTCTCATATACTGTTCTTGTCCAGTTGTCTGATGGTGGGTCTAATTTAATTCCACCAACAAATGCAATTACATTGAAAGGATTTACATTTTCAACTCCAGTCGCATGGGGTTGATTTATCATTTCAACTTCAGTATAGTCTAGTGTTAAAATATCACCAGTTTTTTTAATATTTGGATCTAACAGTTTTAAATTGGCATTTAAATCCGCAGTTGTTTTATCGATAGAAGGATCTAATGCCAATTCTGCAGCAATTGACCAGAAATCGATGGATGACCTTAAACATCCTTCTTGACTATCAATATCATTGTTATTTTCTGGATCACTTGTATCTAATATTGTCTTATCTGAGAAGTTTGATACTATAAATCCAGACTTAAACTTGTTCAATCCAGTAGCATCTTTGACAACCAAAGATTTTGTGTCAACTTCCAGTAGAGAAAGTGCAGTTGTCTCTTCAAGATTTTCAACCCTCTCAAATATATTACCAATGTCCCTCATTGTATATCTTTGATTATCAATCAATCTAATTTTAGAATCTGATGGATTGTACAAATATGCAGGATGTCTAATTTGTGCAAGTTCCATTGTTCCATCTGGAAGTGCAGCAAATTGTGGATTTTCAGAAGGAGTTCCTTGAGTTACCTTTACATCACCAATGGAATCTATGGAAACTCTATCAAATCTACCAAGATAGTAATCATATGAAACTTCACATGCCGTATTTGGAGTTAAAGTAAATCCATATACAGACTCAAATGTTTTCTGCGAGAATGCAAATGGCGATCCTGTTGTGTTTGTGAATGGTGCAACTCTTGGTCTAAAATCTAAAGTATCACTTATTCTCAGTCCATCAATACTTGGGACATCATATGTAAATCTATCTGCTGGATAAGAATTTGCTGTGAATATATCACCAGTACTTCCTGAAGTTTGCTCAACCTTGTAGTAGTTGAATATGATAAGTAATTCTTTTTTGGGTGCAGCTAATCCAGAAGTTCTTACTAATTTTGAATAATCACAATATTGTTTTTTATGTCCCTTGTCCAGTTTGTAATTTGAAGTTAAGTTAACATAACTTCCTGGAGTAATTTGCGTTGGTACTGCTTGAATATTAGACTCTTGGAAAACTACCGTTTCACCAGGAATAAATTGTACTGGACTTAATCTGACATATTCTACTTCAGTTGGTGAAGTGGCAGAAATTAATTGTGCGGTTGCCTTACTCGTTTTACCTACAATTTTTTCTCCAGGGATTGAATTTACATCTAAAGTATATCCTGTGATAAACTTAAACTTATCTAAAACTGGAGTAGTAGAATTAGTAGACTCATATACCGCTACAACATCAACAACATCTGGAACATTGAGAGAAATCTCATTGTCTTCAACTCTAAGTCCGTATTGAGCACTCTTTGTTAATGTAGAAGTATCTTTCTGAGACTTATCAACAGTTAACTTATTACTTCTAGAGTATATTTTGGACTTAGAAGTTATGTTTGTTTTTCTTAATGTAACAGTTAAGCTAACATTTGACTGTGAAGCAGTCAAACCACTGATATTAAGTGTTTTATAGTCTGATGTGAATGTGACCTGATCTGAGGTTAAATCTTCAATCGTTCCATCACTATATGTAACAGAATACAATTCTGCATCATATGGTTCGAAAAATGCAGAAATTAATCCAGAAGAAGAATCGAGAACATCCGATATTGCAATTGAGAGTTCTCCATCAGAATTTGTGGTATTTCCTAATGATTGTCTAGTGACAGTTAAAGATGCTTTAGATAAATCAACACTAGCGACATCGCGCTTTGCTAATGGTGAATATAAAGATCTTTTATCATAATTGAGAACTTCTGGATATCCAAGTGTGAAAGTAACAGTTGTAGACAGCGTTGGTAGAGATCCTTTATTAACCCCAGTAATAGCAGTTGTCGGTACAACTTGCATTATGGTTAAGTCGTCATTGATAGAATCTATCCTTGCATATGTTAATGGGCTAGTATCACCTGCTGCTGGATCTTGGAATTTAATTATCCCTCCAACAACAAATCCATCATCCTTCTTAAAGAATTTTCCAGTAGATGTTACCTCTCCACTAGAAATTGTTATAGTATCTGTTGCAGAAAATCCTCCTGCAATAAAATCATACAGTATTGTATCTGCACCAAAGTCTGTTGGATATGAAGGATCAATTCCATTAGAATCTTGGAATATTGATTTTACATCTTCCAGTGAATATACTATAACATTGGTAATATTTTTTGTTGTTGTTGGATCTTCATTGAAAATTACACTTTCACCTTTTAGGAATTTACCTGATGTGTTAATAATAGAGAGATTTACATTGGCATTAATATTATCAAGGTATCCAGTCGCCCCACTAGTCAATCCTCTAACATATGAACCAATAGGTTCAGAAACTGTTGCAGTTGATTCTAATTCTGTATATGTTTGGATGTCATAAAGGTATAAATCCCAGGAAGATGCTGCTCCAGAATAACTACCATCAGTTAATCCAAACCAATAAACTCTAGCACTACCTATTTTATTTCCAGTACCAATAGTTGGAATTGATGGATTTCTTCTTTCATCATATAAATCGATTGTGTTGTCTGACAAATTTATGACAGGTGCACCATAAACATTGTTGACTCTAATAAGACTTCCAGTATCGAATGGTATTAATGCCGAAGGTACATTATTAGTTGTTCTTGGTTTTGGTACATCTACCGATGAATTAAATACCTGTACATCAAATCCTTTAACGTATGCAGTCCCTGGAGAGACTGTAATGCTCATCAAATCATCTGAGGGTACATTTCCATTGTCAGTTAGTTCATCGGCGCTATATAAACCATTGGGGGTTCTGCTGATATTATCATTTAAACTATTCTCTACAGAAATTTCAAAATTATCTAAGGCATAATTTCCAGATTCGTCAAAAGTTCTTTTTGCCAAATATTCTTTAATATTAGAATATACACTCTTATCCTGAACCTTAAGAATTTTTCCATTAACAATTCTCAAAAGTTCTATAAAGTTTACATCATTATTATCTGTTAATAATTTTTTAGATAACAATGTATCAATTTTAAATCTGTCTGCTCCAGGAGCTGCGTAATTTGTAAATCCCTTCGCGTTATCATTTAAACTATTATCTTCAGCACTAGTGATAATAGATTCAACAACAGATAGACCAACTCTATATGATACATTATTAGAATATGGATCTAATATCAAAGTATCTTTAGAAACTCTAGTGAAAGTTCCTCTAATAAAGTATACTCCTTCTGCAATATGTACAGCAGATCCAACATGTGCTGCATCTGCCGAAACTAGAGTTATAACAGAATCTCCTGGATTTAAAGTTGTGTTTCCATAAGTCAGAGAAGATTCCAAAAGAAGAATTTCATTATCAGGTAATGCAACACTTTCATTTGATGAATCTGAAGATAGATATTTTACAAATAGAGTAATATCTTCTACTTCACCACTACTTGGTAAAAGATATCCTCTTACTGATACTAAAATATCTGAGTTCTGACCTCTAAGTTGTACTTTATTCTCAATTATAGCGTCCAAATATAATTGGATGTTGAGACCCAAGTGCAAATCATTTACCTTTACACTTGTATAATTTGGATCAAAGGTTATACCACCAGGTATAACCATAGAACCTTCTTTGAATACATGAGACCCAAATTGCTCAACTTGGTCTTGCAGTATAGACTGAAGATTTGTTAGTTCTCTCGCCTGAATAGGAAATCCAGGTTTAAACAAAACCTTGTAGAAGTTCTTTGCCCTATCAAAATCATCATGATATGGGCTTACGTTTAAGTTAGTTTTTTGTGGCATTTTTTAAAATTCCAGTACAATCTTAATGTCTTCTTTTTGGCGAGAGTTTCTAACAATTTCAGATCTATTGTCGATATACAATAAATCACCTGACCCTGTATTTATTTGAGGTTCAGCAAGTCCATTATTAAATGCAACACCCAAGTTTATAACTTTAGTTCCACTTGGATTTGTTGTAATGCCACTGAATTCTTGGAAAATTTCTCCACTAAAATTAGAGTCTAATCCAAAAATATTTGCGTTATCCGATCTAAACGTATTGAATTTTGCACCTGTTGAAACACCAATATAATCTGTTGTGTCAGGTCTCAAAAAGAGTGATCTATCATAAAAATATTTTAATACTTTAGTTTCTTCATCGTATGAAGCGACATATCCAAAAATTTCCTCGGTATTTATTGATTGTTTAATCTTTTCACCAATTATTGGAGTTCCAGAAACTGATTTAAATATGACAGAATATAAGTTAGTAAAAGTGTTATCCTCATAGACAGATTCTGAACCAAAAGAGGTTGGATTTTTTACAATACCAACTTGGGCAAATCTAGTGTTAGTTGGATAATTTTCAGTCGAATCATCAAATCTTGCATAAATTAGAACTCTATCAGCACCCAATTCTCTATAAACATCATATCCGTGTCCTAACGATGGTGGAATAATAGGAACCAAATTTGCATAATTTCCTGCAGCACTACCATTGATGCTGCCTAAGTCAACGATACCCCAACTATACCCTTTACCACCAGCAACTACTATAGTATCTGTAATTTGTGTGGATTCTACAGTAACTCTTACTCTTGCACCAGAACCATCTCCAAGTATATCAACTTCATGACTACCATTTTGATATCCGCTTCCCTTATCGGCAATATATACCTTTTTAATTTGATTTGAGTTAAGAGTTGAGTTTGCAGAATCTCTAACTGCCTTATTACCAAAATCACTACTATTTTCCCAATTATCGGGAACTGTGATGTAATCTAAATCATCAAACTTAATTACATCTGATGGAGAAATTGTGAAAAGATATTTCCAAAGATATCCATCACCACTATCACCTGCCTTTGATGGTTCCAAGTCAGTGAACTTGGGTTCATCTATAGAAATATTTCCAGAAGGATTATCCTCATCAGAACCATTATCAATACAAACATAAACTCTAAAATCGGAGTTTAGTACATAATAATTTGCATCATACAATCTTGCAGCATCTTTTATTGGAGATCTGTTTTCCAAACTGTAATCATGACGATACATTTCATATCTATTTCCAGAAGCCCAATCTAATCTTCTTACAATCCTTCTAATATTTGAAGATGATATTTTTTTACCATACATGATGGTATCACCAAAATGTGCATTATATGAAAAACTATCTTCTGGATCGGGGGTATTTGTATCCCATTCCTCAGATCTACCGAATCCAACAGCTGTTGATGAATTCGGTAATCCGATAACCACATAGTAAGAATTGTCAGATTGGTTTACTGAATCTACAAAATTACTAGCATTTAATATTCTAAATTGATCAGTAACAATTGCCGACATCTTTATTAAACTTTTTCCTTTATTTATGTGTATTTTTAATCAATTGCTATTCCACCAGCATTTAAGAATCCATATCCACGTCTTTGTATCGTTGGGAAAGTTGACAATCCACTATCAACAGTAAGTCCAGTAACTGCAATAGAAACAGAATTTGGTCTGTTTGAATATTGATATAATCTACCCCAAGACATTTTACCAAGATAATCTCCAGTTATTCCAGTACCAACGATTGATACAACTGATGCTTCACTTGCTGTAGAAACATTGCAAGTGATATCGCATATTGGACCAACGTTGAATTTATCATTTACAACATACACATTATCAAAGAATGAAGTTCCAATACCAACAACATCAGATTCTGAAGAATTAATTGATATCACACCATCACCGTGGGTAGTATCATTAATTAATACTGGATATCCAATCTGCAAATCAATAGCATCTGAAATGTCTGCTCTAAAGAAGAAGTTCAATGCTATTGGATTTCCACCTGTTCCTGCACTAGTAGTAATTCCAGTGATAATTCCTGAGAAACCTTGATATAACTCAATTCCATTAAATTGTTCAAACTTAAAGTCTGGAGATTTGATTAATACACTTGGTGGAGCACTTGGTGTATATCCAGCACCTACATTATCAACAGTAGCACCTATTACAATACCGTTAGAAATATTCAAAGTCGCTGTTGCCGCAGTTGTTCCAATTCCAACATCATTTCTAAATCCTGGATGTGCTATAGAAATAGTTTCATCACCAACGTATCCAAAACCAGATTGTGTAATATCAATAGACTGTATTGTTCCAGCAGCACTGACAACTGCAGTTGCAGCTGCTGCAATGATTGGTGTATTGTCAACAACTAAAGCGCTAACATTAGAAATTACCTCATTGAAAATATCTTCTTCGATGAAGAAATGTCTTGCCTCATCTACAAATATACTTGTAGATGAAGAATCTATACTTCCAATAACCTTTGCCGTTGGAAATATTCTTGGTTCATAAATTGGTCTAGCCTTTGATATATTTTCATTATTAATTACCAAATCGGATTTTTGCTTAATCCATTCAAGAGCTCTTTCATTTACGTCATCTATACCAAAACCAGTATAGATATCAGTTTCCATAGTGTCTGATGTTGATAAATCAACCACAGTTCTATTTCTTTCTTGAGATTTAGTCCCTAATATTGTGGGATTTTTCTTGATTAATACTTGGTCACCTTTTTTGATAGTTTCTCTGATATCCGATTGATCAATATCAACATTTCTGTCGCCAACATAGAAGAATACATCTACTTTATCATCAACATCTGGCGCTCTATCAAAATTAATCGAGGTTCCACCTTCATAACGATATGCAACTCCAGGAGACTGAATAACACCATTAACAAATATGATTAATATTGAATCCAAATCTATTTGAGATGAGAGCTCATTCTCTTCCTCTTTTTCAAAACTTACAAGTTCACCATTGTAGAATAATGGGAATCTTGTTCTATTTCCATCCTGCAGATTCTTGAAACTATCAATATAATCAAGTTCTCCAAATTGCCAACCAGCAAAGAAATCATTGAATATTTCAACAACTTCCAATTCAAATTCGGAAATTGGTTCAGACAATCTAGCATCTGTCACTAATCCAGCAACTGTAAACTTATCACCGACGTTGAATGAATGTCCTGGTCTTGCTATTGCAAAACTATTAACTTCATACAAAGATCCAGGTGCCACAGTTCTTTGAGATGGTAATGTTGAACTATCAATCGCATTAGTAACAATTCCAACATAAGTTTCAATTGCAGATGCAACATTTGCACAAGAATTAGGATCTGTATTAAATCCAGTTTGTGGATCTGCAGTGATACTTAAGTCAAATACTTGGATTTTATTTGAGTATCCACCAATCGTTATTTCAACATTGGTCATTGCCTCAATCGCCATACTCTTTGCTTCTTCATAGGCATATACAGATTCTGCTTCTTCTCCAGCGACATGAGCACCTGTAATATAAAGATTTGCAGCATCATATACGAAGTCATTTCCACCATATCTCAAATTATATGCAATTGATTCTAATACATCTACAATATCATCAATGCAGTTTTGATTTCCATTAGGAATTGTGAATGATGGGAACGCTGCAAGCATTCTACCAACTGCAACTTCTGCAATTAGTTCTTTATTTGCCTCAATTAAATTGGCAGCATCTGCAAATCTGTCATCAACAATTGGATTGCTATTTTGACCAATAGACAGATTTAATAGTAAATTGCTTCCAGTATCAGTTGTAGTTCCAATTCCAAGTCTCGATTTACCAACAATCTGCATATTTTCGTAGATTGGATTTGGTATATTGAGTATTGGATTCAAATATCCAGTTCCTGGTTGGTCAATTGCAAAAGTGAGTGTTCCTCCAGCACCAACAGTTGCAGATATTTCTGCACCAGAACCTGCATATGATGCATCAGTAACTGCAACAGAAACAGTTGTGCCTCTGTATCCAGAACCATTGTTTAAATTATCTAAGTACTCATATGCAGTTCCAAATCCAACATAAGTGTGTGGGATTGTAGAAACTCCAACGTTAATATCAAAGTTATTTTTAGAATACTTAGTTTCAACAGAGAAAGTAAATCCTGATGGACTAGATCCGTCTGGGAAAATAGTTGTAGTGACACCAGCGTGTGGTGCAGCACAAGAAAATTCAAGTCCTTCTAGTTGAATTAAATCATTCTCTTCAAATGTGTTATTATCAACAGTGGTTATATTTAAAACACCTGAAACATTATCATAAGATGCTGTTTGGATTGCATAATCTCTATTTCTTGATGGTGAAGTAAGAATATCAATAATAGATCCAGATGAATCTGTAATGAGACCAACTATAGATCCTGTCAATTGGGCATATCCCAGTCCAGTTGTGGATCCGAGAGAAACAATTAAACCACCTCTTGGTAATTGATTTTGGTTGATATCAAAATCTGATTTAATATATGAACCATCAACAGAGGTAATTCCAGTAAATCGGATACTAGAAATTCCAGCAGATTCATTTATATTTAATTCATAATTATTTCCAATATTGTTATCTGTTGTTGGTGTTTGGAATACACCATTGATGAATACAATACCATTTCCATTCGATAATCCAGTTGTATTGATACCATTGGAGGTTATTGTATAGGTTTGACCAATTCCAGTAAATGAATTTGAGATATCGTCAAAAACAATATTTTCATTGTAAGATGATCTTGTAAATATTCTTCCATTGAACGATGAAGTTGGGAATGGTAAATTACTGCTATCTCTTTCATTTCTTGCATTACCCTTTGGAGCATCCAAGAAGAAGATATCACTTTCTACAATATCGAATGCACCTCTGTAAACTCTGACTTCAGTTCCATCTGTGTGTGAAGATATTCCAGATCCTACTACACCCCTCTCAACTGCAACACATGGTATAGTTGCAGCAATTCCAGCGGCAACAAGACCAATTGGACCATTACTACTTGAACTAAGTCCAACCTCAACAACCTTCATATATTCATCATCTATCTTGAGAATATCTCTTGGTTGTATTGAGGATATTCCACTCATAGCAAAGAATGTCGTTGCTACGGAGACGATATTGTTGTCATTGTAAAGAGTTTCATGAGAAACTGTCGTATATGATATTGGTTGCTGAACAATTCCGTCAAGAGATATAACTGCTTTTGACAGTTTTTTAGTCATTTCAAGTTTGTGAGCATTTCCAGTACCATAATTAGTGACTGTAATTGCTATTCCTACAGATGCATAATCTGGTCTGGTCGATAATTTAAATGTATCTGGCGTAAGAACAATTGGATAAACTTTTTCTGGAAGTAAAGTAGTTGTGACACCAAGATAATTTGCAGTCAATCCTATTCCGATAGCACTGAAGACATTATCAAAAGATGATGTTGGCGTGTATATTAACTCTTCTCCAGTATTGAAGAAGTGATTTGGAATATTGAATGTTGCAACTCCATCTTCATCGAGACTAATTGTTGTTGTATTAGGTGTAAATGTTTTTTGATATATTGGAGTCCCTTCATGATTTAATGGGAATTGTTTTTTATCAGCTCTAGAACCATTAACTCCATCATAAGAAGTTTGGAATAGTTTGGTAGTGTTTGAACCATAACTAAGTTCACCTGGAATATTAAGAAGATCTAACTGATTGAAGTAAATTTCATGGAAACCTTGGATTGTAACTCCTGCCCCAACATATTCTAAATCGGGATAGAAATTCAAATTAACTGAGGAACCTACTATTTCTCCACCAAAAGTACCAATTCCTGCTTCAGATACATCGTCATTTGAGAAGAATGGGAATTGTGTTGTGTATACTTTTTCAGTATCATGAACTAAAAGTACTCTATGTAATGCAAAGGTTGAGCCAGTGGAAACTTTTATGTATGAATTAGCAGATGATGAATCAATAGTGGTAGAAACTATACCAATAGAATTTCCACTAGAAGTAATTTCACTTGTTTCAAATCTTGCAGTTCTAACAGACTCTGGAGTTTGACCTGGTACATCAAAATAATATGTTGAAATACCTGGAGTATTTGTGAGAGATACAATTTGTGAACGAACTGTTAAAGGACTTGTTTCATCGTTTATAACTCTAATTTCAATTTTATCTGAACCAGCAAGTCTTGTGGTGACAATACCAATCTGATTAACTGAATAATTGAATGAATCATTATCTAAGAAAAATTCTGCTTCGTAAATTTCTCCATTGTGATATATTGTCGAATAATCTACGACACTATGTTCCTGAGTCTCATTGTTTTCTACAAATAAAGTTGCAAATACCGCTCCAAAATTAGTTCTATCAAAGGTGCCGATAGCATTTTCAAGTGGAGTTAGAGTTGTTGTTCCAACCCCAACATTAGAAGCAATTAAATCGACACTACCAATGGTTTGTTTCTGTACAGTTCCAATTCCTAATTGTTGGAAATTAAACAGACTCGTTAATACCTTAATATCAAAATCAGAATCATATTGATCTGTAGGTGCAAAAACTATTTTCTTAGTATCTTCTGGAGAATCAAATATTCCATAGATATCTCCCAATTCCGCACCTTCAGATGTTCCAGAATTTGTATCACTATTTAAAGTTGCCCTCTTAGTTGTAAATATGTTATTAGTACTATTAGTTGCAATAAGTTCAGTTAACTGAATTTCATTTGTATCTGGGTTTATAATTTGTACCAAATATCTTGCATAATCTTCTTGCATTTCATCAAGTATTGTAAATCCAAGACTAGAATCTTTGCTTGTAAACAATGAACTGATATTATCAATTTGTAGTGCTCTATTAGTTTTACAAATTACATAATCAGTAAACTTTTTATTCTTTGTTCTTATATACTTGGATTTTTGAGGAGTGGTATTGAGAATATCAACTTCTGTAACTATATCAAAAATGTTTATAGTATCAACTCGTCTTTCAGACTTAACATCCAATACAATATTAGCCTCGGACTGTAATGTGGAATCTTTACCAAGGAGTACTGAGGATGTTATTCCAACATCAACAAAATTCTTAAGTCCGACTGGATGAACAATGCTATTAACAGGATCAATACAGTCTTCAAATGGTATGGAAGTCTTAATGGCATATGCCATGTTCTGATAATAATCATTATCAGGAATAACCTGATATTCTTCACTTAATTTACCAACATCATTTGCCCATCCATAATATTCTACGTTTGAGAAGTTAATTTCATACTTTGCTCTATTTGTAGCAGTATTTTCTATTGTTCCTTTATATCCAGTAATTTCACCCCTTATAACATATCCTTTGATGAGTTCATATGAACCACTTACCTTAATGAAATCTTTTCTTGAGGAAGTGACTTTCAAGTCAGTCTTAACAAAAGAATTGCCACCATCTTCACTAACAAACAAGACTTCACCAACTTTAAATAGTGGTCTCTCTTGTATAAATTCGAATGTTGGGTAGTTTTTGGATGATATTATTTGTGCATATCCAAGTTGGAATGTTTTTGCAAGTCCTGGATTAGTTGCAGTCTCTGGTAACTTATACTTTAGTACTGCTGGATTTGTGTTTATATAATCCAAAACTTCGAAGAACTGATATCCATAATTTGAAGAGTTATATCCCTCTCCAGTATCTCCTACTTGATTCTCAATATTTTCCACAAATACTTTCTCACCAACTGAGAATATTGAAGTGCTAAATCCAATAAATGGTGTTACTAAACTACAAGTCACAACACCAGTTGGACCACCAACAATACTACTAATTCCAACACCATTAGAGTTGTTTACTGCAAATAACGTGTGTGTTGTGTCTGCCAACCCATTCAAATTTTGAATTAAGGAAACATCTGTTATCTTTCCTGAAGGAGTTGTCGCTTCAAATGATTCTGTATCTACAACTTCTCTGGTATCATTGTTGACAAGAACTAAATCTGGACTGCTCAAATATTGAGAACCACCATCTACTATATCTACTCTAACTCCAGAATCTGCATTTAATAGAGTTATTGGATATGGAGTGGAAGCTTCTGGTCTGAGAGTTTTATCTGGTGAATAGTCAAATCCAGGATCAATGATACGAACCTCATTTACTCTACCAATATCATCAGATTCTACTAAAATAGAAGCATTTTTTCCATTTTCAGTTTCTATCTTATCTAAGAAAGGAAGTGTCTTATATCCAAATCCCTTAGATAAAATGTTAAAGTCTGCAATTGGTCCAGAAACGTTAGTAGAAGAAGTGCTATATTCTAGAGTCGAAGTATTAGATTCGGTAAGTGATAATAATGGTGGTGTGAATACTGGTGAAACTTGGAAAGTCCTTCCCGCACTTACGTTAACAACTGGATACGTGCCGTCAAACTTATTAGATTTTACATATTTTATTTGATTATAGTTTCTTACACTAACATCAGAAGTATTAATAAATCCAGATTTTCTGACGTTATAATAGAGTATTGGTAAAGAATCTGTATACGATAATACGTAAGAAGACAGAGTAAGTCCAATTCCAATACCAAGCTCCTCAACATTATATTCAAAAGCATCATTAGTAGATGTAAATTCACTGTTGAATTCATGATCGTAGTAGAATCCAAACTCATATCCAGATAAAGATTCATCTCCTAAATTGAATACAAGTTTATTATTTTTAGCAACTTCGATAGGTGGATTAATTAAAGATAATGACTGAATAGAGCCTCCAGTACTACCAAAATCTACATCAATATTACCAAAGATTTAATCGTAAGTTGACTTACATAATTTAATCTTATCTCTTGTAAA